AGAACGTGCAAACGGTGCTGGACAATTGGCTGAGGAAACGTCAATTGACGAAGCTTCAGAAACAGCAGTTGCAGATGGTAAGCCTTCTGTTAATACAACAAAGGATACTTCGAAGTCAGGACAAGGTTCTGGCCAAGGCGATACATCTATGCCCAGACAAGGCTCATCGAAAGATGCAGACATGGAAGAGGTAATGGATGCTACTGGTAAAAACAGTGCTTCTGCTAAGGCTTCTAAAGAAGTAAATCCTTTGCCCATGAAGGGTGATGCTAAGTCTGTTAAGACTCAAGCTAATGAGGAATCAGAAGAAGAAGGTGATACCATTGAAGAAACAGTTGATATTAAATCTCAACTAGACTCTATCTTTGGTGAAGATCTTTCCGAAGAATTCAGAACAAAAGCTACTTCGATTTTCGAAGCCGCCGTTATCGCTCGTGTTAACAACGAGATGGATAAGGTTACTTCTAAATTAGAAGAGCAAACAGCTACTCAATTAGTAGAGTTTAAAGAAGCTCTTGTTGAGAAGGTTGATGGTTATTTGAACTATGTCGTAGAGCAGTATATGGAAGAGAACAAGTTGGCTGTAGAGTCTGGCTTGAGAACTGAGATTGCTGAAGACTTTATCCAAGGCATGAAGACATTGTTCAAAGAGCACTTTATCGAAGTGCCGGAAGAAAAATATGACGTTCTAGATGAGTTGCAAGTTAAGTCAGAAAGCTTACAAACTGAACTAGATGAGTCAATTACAAAGAGCATTGAGCTAGCTAAGGAATTGAATGCCCTTAAAGCATCCGCTATCCTTGACGAGCAAACAAAAGATCTTGCCGCAACTGAGGCTGAAAAGCTTAAGAAATTGGTTGAGGGTGTAGACTTTGATTCTGAGGATCTGTATCGTGAGAAAGTATCTGTCATCAAGGAGAACTATTTCCCTAAGACACCTAAGCAATCTCCAGAAAAGATGCTCGTTGAAGAAAGTGGTACCAACCCTACTGCCTTCATCGATAACAATAGCATGATGTCCAGATACGTAGATACTCTCTCTAGAAGTATCAAGACACGTTAAACTATAAATATATAACAATTCCCAACAAAAGGAGAACAGGTAATGTACCTATCAGAAAATATTCAAAAGAAGTGGGGTGCCATTCTTGAGCACGCTGATCTTCCCGAGATCAAAGACAACTACAAGAAGACTGTTACAGCCATTCTTTTAGAGAACCAAGAGAAAGCTCTTCAAGAAGAGCGTTCAATGCTAAACGAGTTGGCACCTGCCAACAGTATCGGTGACGGTACTGCCGGTGTTGCTAAGTATGACCCGATCATGATCGGTCTCGTACGTCGCGCAATGCCTAACTTGATGGCATATGACATCTGCGGCGTTCAGCCTATGACTGGCCCAACAGGCTTGATCTTCGCTATGCGTTCCGTATACGGTAACACACGTACTGTTGCAAACGGTACTGAAGCGTTGTTCAATGAAGCAAACACAGAATTCTCTGCTTCTTCATACACATCTGCACTCAGCTCTTCTGGCACGCCTTTTAGCGGTACACACGCTGGTGGTACAGATCCTACTGCTTCTGGCTATGCTGCTGCTCGCGGCGGTCTGACCGCTACAGCTGAAGCCTTGGGTGACAGTGCTACTAACGCCTTCGGTCAAATGGGTTTCTCAATTGACAAGACTACTGTTACAGCCACCTCACGTGCTTTGAAAGCTGAATACACTCTTGAATTAGCTCAAGACTTGAAAGCTGTTGACGGTTTGGATGCTGAAAGCGAATTATCAAACATTCTTTCACAAGAAATTATGTTTGAAATTAACCGCGAAGTTGTTCGTACTATCTATACAGTTGCTAAAGCCGGTTCGCCTGCTACCGCTACTGCTGGTACATTCAACTTAGACGTCGACTCTAACGGTCGTTGGTCAGTTGAGCGTTTCAAAGGCTTGTTGTTCAACATCGAGCGTGACGCTAACCACATTGGCCAAGACACTCGTCGCGGTAAAGGTAACTTCATCGTTTGCTCTGCTGACGTAGCTTCTGCATTGGCCATGGCTGGTGTGTTGGATTACACTCCTGCATTGTCAACTAACTTGAACGTTGATGACACTGGTAACACATTCGCTGGTGTATTAAACGGTCGTTTCAAAGTTTATGTTGATCCTTATTCTGCCAACCTCGGTTCTGCTAACCAGTTCTACGTTGTTGGTTACAAAGGTACATCACCTTATGACGCAGGTATTTTCTACTGCCCTTACGTTCCATTGCAAATGGTTCGTGCAGTTGATCCTAACAGCTTCCAGCCAAAGATCGGCTTCAAGACTCGTTATGGTATGATTGCTAACCCATACGTTACAACTTCTGCTTCTGGCGCTGCTGATGCATCGACCTTTACAGCTAATCGTAACCAATACTATCGTCGTACTAAGGTTACAAACTTGATGTAATCTAAAGCCGTCGATAAGAACGGATCCCGGAAACGGGTTAAAAGGGAGCCTAAAAAGCTCCCTTTTTTTTGTTATAAATATTGTAGAGGAAATAATTAATGTTTACAGCTAATCTTTCAACAGTATTAAACGATGTTAGTAACATAACAGCTACGCCTGTTGCTAACTTCTTAAGACCAAACGCTTTTAGGTTTACTATTAAAAACCTACCTAGCGTGGCATTTACATGTCAATCGGCAAATTTACCTTCTCTTACGTTAGGTTTTGCTTCTCAACCTTCACCTTTTATTGATATTCCACATGTTGGGGATAAAAACGTATTTGGAGACTTTACAATTCGGTTTTTAATTACCGAAGATATGTCAAATTACATTGAATTATATGAATGGTTAGTTGCACTTGGCTTTCCAACAGACTATAATCAATATAGAAATTTTTCTGGTGATCGGTTAAATAGGTTTCCGTTTGTTAGAGATGCTTCTGGTGGTTCAATTGCAGTAGCCTATTCGGATGCAACTTTAACTATATTGGATAGTAACAACGTACCGAAGACGCATATTCATTTTAAGGATGCTTTTCCAACATCTGTTGAGGCTCTTGACTTTGATATTACATCATCTTCGGTTGATTATTTCGTGGGCATCGCTTCTTTTAAGTATAAACAATTCGAGATTGAAGCATTATAATTATTTTTTTGGAGCTAAATTATGGCAACTAAGCAGGTTCAACTTTCCGTTGAAGAGATTCGTCAAAATAGATTTTTCATCGCTACACCATGCTATGGTGGTCAGCTAAACGAACCTTACTTCCGCTCGGTCATCAAGATGATGACATTTTTTAACGGGCATCAAATCCCTCTCGCCTTTGGTACTATTGCTAACGAGTCCCTAGTTACACGGGCCCGTAATGTATTGGTAGCATACTTTCTTGCATCTGATTATACCCACCTTATGTTTATCGATGCTGATATTGAATTTCAGACTGAAGATATCTTGAAGCTCTACGCTCATAAAAAGGATGTGGTAGTAGGTGCATATCCTAAGAAAGGTGTTGCATGGGATAAGATTAGAGCTAACTTAACTGATCCCGCAAATAAAGACAAACAGTTGTCTGATCGTGATATGGCTTCTTTCGGTTCTGACTATGCTATTAACTTTAAGTTTGTTGATAAAGAAACCAAGACAATTGGTGTAGAAAATGGTTTGATTAAACTACATGATGCTGGTACTGGGTTCATGATGATTAGCCGTGAAGCTATTCTTAAGATGATTAAAGCCTACCCTGAACTTAAGTATAACAATGACGTTAATATTGCTAACGCCGATCTTAAAGATCACTTCTATGCTTTGTTTGATACGATGATTGATCCTATAGATAAGCGCTACCTATCAGAAGATTATACGTTCTGCCGTCGCTGGCAAGAAATTGGTGGAGATGTTTGGCTTGACCCTTCCATCTCTTTAAACCATTACGGTCATTTCTGCTTCCAGGGTAACCCAGAAGCTATTATTAGCTTTGGTCCTCAACCTGAAGAAAAAAGAGAAGAAGTACTTACAATCGATCTACCTGAATAAAGTTAGATAACTATATTATGAAATTGACTGAATTGACAGAGGAGTGGTCCAAGGACGCTCCTATTAATGAAACTAACCTAGGGCACGAAGCTGCCCGGGTTCCTATCCTACACTCTAAGTACATTACGGTGATGTCCACCACCAAACTCCAGCTCCGTAAGGCGGAGTCTGAGTATCTTAACGCCAGACGTTTGAAGTACAAATATTTCAGGGGTGAGATGACCAGACAAGAGCTAGAGGATGAAGGGTGGTCACAATATCAAGGTAACAAGCCGTTGAAGAACGAAATGGATGAGTTACTTGAATGTGATAATAAGTTAGTTGAACTTCAAGATAAGATAGAATACTTTAAAACTACTATATACACTCTTGAGCAAATAATTAGATCACTTAACTCTCGCACTTGGGATATTAAATCAGGTATTGAATGGGCAAAGTTTACTAACGGTATGATGTAATGACCGATATAGCAATCAAAAAGAAAAATGAAGTCTACTTAACCGTACAAACTGATCCTTCTATTGCGCAGGAACTGGTAGATCACTTTTCTTTTGATGCCCCGGGTGCTAAGTTTCATCCCCTTTATCGTAACAAGTTATGGGATGGTAAGATCAGACTCTTTTCTATGTTTACAAAAGAGTTGTATGTTGGATTACTTAGTTACCTAGAACACTTTGCTGAAGTTAATAACTATAAAATAGATTATGAGCAATATAGTGTTCAAGCAGATGAGGTTACTCCTGAAATTATAAAAGACTTTGTTGATAGTCTTAATCTTAGTTTACCAGAAGGTGCTGGTATAAGAGATTATCAGCTAGATGCTATCTATCGAGCAATCACAGATGGTCGTAGACTACTTCTATCACCTACAGGTTCTGGTAAGTCATTAATCATTTATTGTCTACTAAGATGGAACGAACGCTTTAACCGTAATCAACTCATCCTTGTACCTACTACTTCATTAGTAGAACAAATGTATTCTGACTTCCAATCTTACTCACAAAACAATGGATGGAAGTCCTCTGAAAATTGCTCTCGTATATACGCTGGTCATTCTAAAGAGAACCTTTTTCCGATAGTTATATCTACCTGGCAATCGGTATATGAATTACCTAAGAAGTTTTTTGAAAACTTTAAAGTAGTTTATGGAGATGAGGCGCATACGTTCAAAGCTAAGTCATTGACCGGTATCATGCATAAGATGGTTAATACGCCTTACCGTATTGGTACTACTGGTACGCTAGACGGTACCAAGACTCATAAGTTAGTACTTGAAGGTCTATTTGGTTCTGTATACAAGGTAACATCTACTAAGCAGTTAATGGATAACGACCAGTTAGCGGAACTAAAGATATATGGTCTTGTACTTCAATACCCTGATGATGTAAAGAAAGCATGTAAGGATAACAAATATCCTGATGAGATGGATTTCCTTTGTGGGTACGAGCCTAGAAATAAATTCATCCGTAATCTTGCTCTGAATCAACAAGGCAACTCACTAGTATTGTTTCAGTATGTAGAGAAGCATGGTGCTATTTTATTTGATATGATAAAAGCCAAAGCGGGTGATAGAAAAGTATTTTTTGTATTCGGTGGTACAGAGACTGCTGATAGAGAAGATATTAGGCGAATTACCGAACTAGAGAATGATGCTATTATTGTTGCCTCCTATGGTACGTTTTCTACAGGCATAAATATTAGGAACCTTCACAATATTATTTTTGCATCACCTACAAAGTCTAAGATTAGAAACTTGCAATCGGTAGGTAGAGGTTTAAGAAAAGGTGATGCTAAGACACATTGTAATTTGTATGATATTGGAGATGATCTAACTTGGAAAACAAGAAAGAATTACACCCTATTGCATATGATCGAAAGAATTAAAACGTATAATGATGAGCACTTTGACTACAAACTAGTAAAGGTACCTCTTAATGTTTTGTAAGTTTTTAAAATTAACCAGCGGGGAGAATTTAATAGTCTCTACTGAAGACGAATGTGATGAGTTGGTAGATAAAAAATATATTGAAGTCTCAGAACCGGTATTAATACACTCTATGAAAATGCCTTACGCTGGCGGCATTATAGAGTCATATATTATGCAACCTTGGCTTAAAATGTCTACAAAAGATGTATTAAAAATTCCTGCTCGTAATATTATTATTGCAACAAATTTGTTAGAAAGAACAGAATCTAATATAAACAATTTATATTAGAGTATGATAATTTAGAAATGGCTACAGAAGAAGATATTGATGAAGCACTATCCGGTGATATCGATATTAATGAAAATGAAATCACCGAGGAGGATGATAATGATAGTTGGACAAGTAGTACCGATAGGACCTACCACTGAAAAGAAAGCACCTGCGCATTACGTAGACAATAAAAAGTTTTTCGAAGCTTTAGTTGAATACCGTAAACAGGTGCTTGATGCAGCGACCAAGGGTGAAGAGAGACCAAGAGTAACTGAATATATTGGTGAGTGCTTTCTTAAGATTGCTACCCATCTTTCATATAAAGCTAACTTTATTAATTACACCTATAAAGACGATATGATATCGGATGGTATCGAAAATTGTCTTACAGCTGTTATTAAGTTTGACCCCGAGCGGGGTATGAACCCATTTGCTTATTTCACACAAATTACTTTCTTTGCGTTCGTAAGACGTATTCAAAAAGAAAAGAAACAACAAGCAACCAAATACAAGTTACTAGAAAATATCGATATAGATATGCTTATAGCTCATTCTGATGGTAATGAAGAATTTGCAAATTCCTTAGTAGAATTAATGAGAAAACAAGTAGATAACATTGATATTGATAAGAGAACGGTAAAAAAACCTAAGAAAAAAGCCGTTTCTGACGAAGGAACACTTGACCTTGAATAAGGTATAGCTTATAATAGGCTTATGCCTGTTAAAGTATATTATTACACTAAAGATAAAGACGGTTACACCTTAGAGACTAAAGTCTATGAGAGTACTCCGGAAGATGAAAATAAACTATTTTTGTGGCAGCATATTAACAATGCTCGCAAACAATCTGGTGCTCCTCGAGATCGTTTTTTTATAATTAATACTT